TTAGAACATTCTGTAAATAACCAACTAATCTCTCTAACTAATTCAGGAGATAATTCTAATTTAGCATGGGCAATATCCCCTGCTAAATAAATGATTGAATCTTCCGTACCTCTTTTACGAATCTCCTCAAACATTTTTTCAAAAACCTGTCTGTACTCATTGTGTCTCTTCACATTACGGATGTGTACATCGGCAATGTGGTAAATCTTTTTTAATCTACTCATAAACTATTAATCTTATTTAATAATAATTGTTCGCTTGAAAACTCTTTAGTTTTCTTTAGTTCTTCATAAAACTTATCATATCCAATTTCAGATGCATCTTTATCTTTCATATGCATCATCTTTACATTTATACCTTGCTTTCTAAAATAATCTGCAGCTTTTAGTGCTTCATTTATCGCATCATTATCTAATGAAATAATAATATCAGTAACTCCATTCATAAAGATTTTCTCAACCAATGTTCTGGATGGGAATTTACCTAAAAGTGGAATTGCGTTTCTTCTAATTGTAATTGCATCAAATACACCCTCACATAATATGATTGGCTCATTCCAATTGATTTGAGATTCTAAGCAAATTACATTTTTACTAATTGGAGGATTTTTATATTTCATTTTTTCATCAGGATAGTATGAACGAGAAACGAAATAGTTTAATTGCCCATCTGATAAATACGATGGTATAATAACTCGTTTTGCATACAAACCTTCCGTACAATATCCAATATTATATTTAATGATTTCTTTTATACCAATTCCTCTTTGAGAAAGATAAAACATAGCATGTTTATATTCGGGATTAAACCCTTTAGGAACTCCATTAAGCGATTTAAATTCTTTTGGTAACTGAATGTATACTTTTGTTCCTTCATCCTCATTTTGGGGATTATAATGAGAATCTCCATATATTTCTCTAATGATTGAGATAGTGTTTCTATCTACATCCAATCTCTTTAAGAGAGAAGTTAATTTCTTACCACCACTATTACAAGTCCAACAATGCCACTTTTGAGTTTCGGTATTAACTTGAAGTTTTTGTTTATGATGATTGCAAAATGGACAATAAAATGCTAATTCGTTACCCTTTAAATTCGAGTAACTACCCAACGCATTAGAAAGCGTTGTAATAACTTTGGATTTGTCAGTACTATTCAACACAATACAAATATATGAACAATATTTGATATTTCCAAATAATTTGGGAACTATTTTACTCCTCGAACCAAGAATCTGGTATTATTTTGTCAGAATACTTGATTCCGTTCTTATCACACCAATCTCCATAGGTGGTTTTTGATGTTTTAGTGATTTTATTCTTTGAATTAGAGAATACGAAACGAATATCAATTGTAGGGTTTTGCGCCTTAACTAACATATGTTTTTTCCTATCAGCTGCAACAAATCTACCTTTTGTTTCCACAAATATACCATTTGGTAGTTTGAAATCAGGATGATAGTGATGTTCGGATGCAGGTATAGTATATGGGATTTTTTCAGATTCGTATTTTACTTCAATCCCCTTACTATCTATTTGATTAGATATATTTTCCTCAAGACCAGATTTAAATCCGTATTTTCTAGCAACCCATTTGCTAGAATTCTTTGTAACTTTTTTAGCCATTAAATGTTTTTTTATTTTTTGATTGAATCAGAATATTTAGCTGATTTCAATTCTCCTTTTCTACCTACTTTAAATTTATTAGCAGTTAATACCTGCTCATCTATTTTTTTTAAATCGTTAGTAGTATATGGTGTTTGTTTTGTAATACCAGCTTCTTTAGTGATTTTATCTACTCCTAAATTTTTTTGTGCTGCTTTGTATAATTCTAAAATCTTTGACATGTTTTTATTTGTTTAGTAATAAATATAGATTATGTATCAAATCGTACAATAAAGTTTACAGGAATATCAGGTTCTGATTTAATTGGTTGCGGAAGTTTAGCAACAGCTACTAAATCACAATTATCATCATATAATCCAATTGTAGTAATGAATGGTGATAAAAATGAACCTGTTGAATCAACCGAACCACTTAAATCCCAATGTTCAAATCCTCCAGATATAGAATTATTAACATTAGAACCAAATCTACGGTCTATTACCGAACCATCATCTAATGTAGATTTTTTACGAATATATTTTACAGGAGTTTCTTCTGTTACAATCTTAGTAGTTCCATCGGAATCTGTAAAAGATATAGTAGAACCCCCCACCGAAACAATTGCTGAAGGATTTGTTGATATATTAAATTCATCTTCATTTACTATGATTAGATATTCGTTTTCGTATATAGTTTCAGTTGATTTAAAATCTATTTGCCAACTCCCCGTCAATGTGGTATTTAATGAAGCAGTGTGAGTATACACAACTAATCCATGGTCATAGAATACATCTCCTACTATAAGAGAACCACTCATTAATGAACCAGAACCATTATCAGTAAAAATTTGAGATGTAAGATTATCTTTTAATGATAAACTTCCTTGTTTAATTTGCTCACCAAATATAGATTGTGGAATAGCTAGTATTTTAGCTTTATCATTAAATATTCTTTCACCACTTACCGATGAAGGTTGGTTTGATTTTGTTCCAACTCTATAAAATGGATTATCTACATTTGCATAGAATAAAGAATTCAATTGACCATATAATGAATGTTTATTATATGTAACTCCGTTTCCAAGAGTTATATCGTTAGCTGCATCATAGTATGATGTATTTTCAGCTTGCATTAAAGTAATATCAGAACCACTTAAAAAGCTCCACTCTTTGTAGGCTTTGAATGGTCTGATACTAATATCTGATTTAGGTATTCTTTTTAACATATCGTATATAAATATTCAGAAACTAAAAACCCACCAAAAAGGTGGGTCAGTAGTTTATTAGTTATTTCCGATTAGAAATCCAACTTTACTTTTATTGCTACTTCTTTATCAAATGATTTTTCAATTGGTTTAGAAGTTTTTGCTACTGCTAATAATTCATTTGCATCATCGTATAAACCTACTGAAGTGATATACACTTTAGGGTCTCTTTCAAATGTTGATTGAACAAATGCTCCAACTGAACCAGTTACGAATGTTGGGTTGTTTGAGAAATTAAACTCTCTATTGTTCGCTCTTACAAAATAGTGTGATGTAGAAACATTTTCAGTTCTACGAGCTTGAAAATCAGCTCCACCACTAATTGCCATCAACAATGCTACTGAACCAGATTTGTTACCATTATTTTGATGGTAAGTATTTGATATAGAAGAACTAGCTTCACCTAAGAATGGAGAAGTTGAAGATGCCATAGCTTTAGGATTCAACAATATAACACCCATATCAGGATAGAATAAACCATATCCTTGTCCTAAGTGTTGATAACTATTGATAGATGCAGTTAATGCGTTTCCTATATTCAATGAACCACTTACAATATTATAAACTCTACCTGCGGTTGTTACATTTTCATCAGTTCCACCACTATCATCAATTAAAGTTGTTATACCATTTGAACCAGATAGTGTTAATGAGAAATTACCTGGATCCAATCTTTCTTTATATCTTGCTCTATTAACATTTATTACATAGAAGTTTTTTAAATCATGTCCACCTGCGGTTGAACCACTATAAACACTAAAATAGAAATCACCACTATCTAATAAAACATTTTTAAATTGATTGTATATCGCCTTCGTTGAAAGTGTAGATGAATCATCTTGCGTTAACGTAGGTGCTCCTTTACCATCGATATCACCATATGCAATAGAGAATTGAACCTCTGCTGTATCAGATCCTGTTAATGCGTTGTATACATCTAAATAATACTTACCACTTACACCCGCTTGTTGTGTAGATGATGTATAATCAGCTTTTGGTGCTAAAGATCCAGTATCACCACTCCATATACCGGAAGTTACTATTTCCGTTCTATTTGTTACTTTATCAATTGTTCCAAATTTCTTGTAAATACCATTAGAGATGGTAGTTATATCTGCATTAATTTGTTCACCTTGACCCAAAAATTGGTTTACGATGTTTACTAATTCGTTTGTATCGACCGGAGTTCCTGCGGTGTTAGCTGCACCTGCTAAGTATTGTGATAAATTACTTGCTAAAAGGGCTCCTCTATTGTCTCTTATTACTGCCATAGTTTATATTATTGAACGTAAGTTACTGTCACTGGAATTGTTTGTGAACCACCCGTTTCGTTACCATAAACAGTTATTGTTGTTCTGATACTCGAAGTTAATGATGGGTTTGGAATAAACTTAAATGTTAATCCCTTTGCTACTGCAGCTGTTGCTGAAACATCATCACCGATAAATACTGGAACAGTACCTACATCAGATGTTACACCTTCACCCACAATATCACCTGCATTTTTATTAGAAAGGATAATTGTATATCCTAATCTTCTATTTCCTGCCGGAGATGTAGTTGGTGATAAAGCAACTTCACCACTTTTTTGATTAACTGAAATATTAGGAACACCAAATTCAACAACAGGAATTCTAGTTGTATTTTTTGGCAATGTTACTAACTTATACTTCATTACTTGAGTTTCATCCGGAGAAGCTTCTAATACAGGCATATTTTTAATTGCCGTATCATAATAAGCTGAACCCAACGGATGTGCTGGTTCATAAAGCGTATAATCAATTTCATCATCTGCTAATGCAAATTGAGTGATGTTCAAACCACCCCCTGCTGCTAGTTTTTCTCTACCTTTTTTTGTTAAGATAGCGTCTACTGTTAATTCGGTATTACTTAAATATCCCATTGTTAAATTATTTCTATTTTAATAATAAATATAGTTTTTATAAAAATCCGTTATTCTACTTCCAAAATTGGTTCACTTGCATCTCTACCTGCTTTATTTACTCTCAATGTATTAGGATTAGTGATAAATGTTTCAACCGGATCCGTACCATCTAATGTAGTTGCTGCAGTATTTTTTGAACCTAAATAATAAGAATTTTGTAATCCTCTTGTTAAATCTGAAGTATTTCTATAATGTGTTGGTAAATATCCACCCAAAGGAGTTACTTCTACAATACTACCCGTTCCAGCATTAATTACTTTTGAGCCAGAGTATGGTTGTATATTTAATTTAGTTTCATAATATACAGAAGAAGTTAATTCTACTCCACCTCTTGGGTCACCTTGTCCATTAATTTTTACTTTAAACTTAACAACATCTCTTACTTTTCTTTCTTTAACCAAATCTGCTTTAATTCTTTCTTTAACTCTTCTACCATCTTTATCAAAATAAGTTCTAATAGCATGTCCATTTTGTGCATAAATACCAAACCCAATTGTTTCGTAATCACTTTGACCTACTATTGTATTGATATCGTATACATCTATTTCACTTAAAATAGTTGTATCACCTACCCCAGCGTCTATTGTAACATCTTTTTGATAATATTCTGATATTAAATTGGTTTCAGTATTTGTATCTATTAATGAATCGTATTGATAATTGCTAGCTTCAATTTTATCCAAAGATGATGAAACAATATTTGCTTCGTATTGATTATTTTCTCCAATTAATTCGTAATTAGAATTTGCATCTAATGTTACTTCTTTTTGGATATTTTCAAAAAATACTTCAGTATGAGTTCTTGTATCAATTTCACTTTCCCAATAATTGTATAAACCAGTTGGTTTCTTTTGAGAAACTTTATTTCTTTCTAAAATATGTGGTTCAATTAAAAGACCTGTGGTTGCTTTAACTCTTGCCGGCAACATTTTTTTAATATCATCAAACATTGATTTCTCATATAGTTTGATTAAATTAATATATGCGTAAATATCTTTACCATCGAATCGTTGGAAATAGTAAGTTCTTAAATCATCTAAACGTTTATAGTTAG